GCCTCAGGTTCGAATGGGAACCGAACCCCTAGGGGTTCGGGGCCCACCCGAGTGCTCGCGAGAGCGAGCATTTGGCGGGAGTTGACAGGTCGAGACCTGCAGACAAAGCATCGTGTCCAAGTCGAAACCAAATCTGGCGTAAGTCAGAGAAGGAATCGAGGCGTCCACGAAGCCGAGTCCGTAGGGCTCGAACGTTAACTCCCCGGAAAGAGCGCCACAACTTGGTCAGTCGACGGTAAAATCGTCTGACCGAGTTGCCTACAGAGAAAGGGGAAATCCTAAATTGTGGTACTGGGCGTTCGCCCAGCATCAGACGCATCTCTCTTAAGAAATAGGCTAAACACTTGTCAGTCGCGGTCGTCACCGTGCCTAACAATTGTATGCCTCTTCCATTAAGAGGGCGGCGTCCCGTACGGGTGACTATCCCGTGCGACAATCTCTCGAGGGCGGCTTCCTCTGCCATCTGGTAGCTGGCGGCAGTTCGACCTACGGTCCAAAATCTAGACGGATTGGTTACCCGGCTAGGCTTTGTCCCGTACAGTAGAGCTGCAACCTGTTGCCTGATAGGCTTCGGAAGTCGACCCAAACGAGACGGATTTCCTCTGTTGGGGGGCAGTCCCCCTCCTCCGAGAAATCTCGGGAGAGTGGGATAGATCCCGCGTGTTTTCAACCAGGTTGACAAGCCTGGTTGGAGACACCGGATCACGCGACGAGCAGCCCGTAAGGACTGCTCATCGCGAAGCCCCTCAACAACGATTCCCAAACTAACCCATTGAGGAATTTCTGCTTGCCCGGACCGACCTCTCACGAGACCTCGCAGAGGGAGCATTCCCGGAACCTTACGGATCCGGTAATACACCCTCGGCTCAGCCTCATGAGAGTCCGTTCGCGGACGAGTAGCTCTGAAGAAGTCACCCAACATTGGGCGGCAGGGGCGTCGATACGGGATACGCACTTTCCTCGAGGTTTGCAAAGCCTCAAGGAAGTACATTTCCTCAGTAAAGACACCCCCGACACTTGCGTCAAAGTGCTTGCCTTCAGAGAACTTCCCCCCGCATCTAACGACGATGTCCTCGTATCGTTTTATGACCCCGTCAGGCCATAAACCGATCAGATCATCGCCGCAAATTGCGGTATTGGGCGTTTGTCGAGAACACGCGAGACCGCTATTGGACTTCCGATAATCGGACCAAGCCCAAGTCACCCATGACAAGTGGATGATATTGAGGATTGGCCAGGAAATCGGAAGACCCATTAGCAATCCGGACATTGTTTCAATGGACGATCCATCGGGATAAGTCAGCAGTTGAGAGCCTGTCAAGCTCAAAACTGCCTTCTTAACCCAAGGTGGAAAGTCCTCGGCAATGTCCGAGCTGAAAATACCGTTGATTACCGCCTTGATTAAATCAAGGGGCAATCGATCGGTAGCAGTGGTCAGGTCGGCGGACAATAGTCTGCAGGCCTTTCCTCTAAAACCCCGGAAAGAGAGCACTCGACGAGAGTGATCTCCTAACAGGGCATCAGCTACGCGTGGATCCCGCCGGATTGCACGGAATAACCAAGCACGGATCCAATGACCAATGTAGATCCAAGGGGTGGAACCCTTTGAAACTACACGAGTCTTGAACCCGCGCTCTGGTACTGCGACGACGACGCCGCGAGGAAGAGGTACCGTCCCCTCAGACAGTAAACCTGTAGTCAACAGGCACTGAACGAGAAGTCGGTACTCCCTCAAGGCAGAGTCGACGTCGCATTCCGGCACTTCCGGGAGTCGTTTCCTCAAGTCATTCACCTCCTTATAGAAGGCCCCGCCCTGCTGCTGGATCCCCTGTTCGACAGAGGCGGCCATTTCGCTTAGGATCGCGAAATGTCCACCCTGGCGGCGAGTGGATCCGAGAGCAGCGGAAGAACTCATCCGTCCCTGGTTAACCACAGGCCGTGAGGCATGTCGGTTTATCCAGGAACAGGCGAATTTCTCCGCAAAGGCGAGGAATTCTGGAGGTGACGTGCGAAGCTCACTATAGTTCAGCTTGTGTTGCTTAAGGGCTTCCTCCATTACGCGTGCCGACCCGTTAGGGAAGGCCCGACCCGCGTATGAAAGCTGGAGTGCTTTCACACGGGAGTCGGTTACGCTCCGGAGGGAACCCGAAAGCCACCGCAGTTGACGCTGTTTGGCAGTAGCGCCCTTGAGGGTTTGAAGGCGGAGTTTCCCAAGCTCCTCCTTCATCTCCTTGAGGGTCTGCTCCAGACCGCGCCAGCTGCACTGGGCTTTAGTGTGTTTCACACGTCTCGCAAGAGCGAAGATCGCTTCACGTCCGCCGCTGGTACTAATGTCCAACCATTGGAACCCGGATGCTGCGAGGGCAGCTATAATAGCCTCCCAAGCATCATCTAGGACCCGAAGGTCAGCATTAGTGCAAGCCGGATGTAGACGTTCCTCACGCTCTTCACTCCGAGAATGACTTTTGTAGGCCATGGCGCTCTTTCCGAATCGACGCGCCTGTCCCTTTCGGGACGGGCTGACGACCGCGCGGGAACCTACCAGACCCTCCTTTCGGAGGTGTCGAATAAGTTCCCAGGGATGCGGCTCCGTCAATGCGTTAGCATGTATAAATCTATTCAGATTTACAAAGCTGTGGTTCGCATTACGAGCCAT